AACTGAAGATACTACATGGCCTTGGGGAGCATTGGAGAATTGTACATTAGATTGTCTTCCTGGTGCTACTGCAGAGATTACTGTGGGTTGGTCAACTGAAGAACTATGGAATCCTGTCCCTGACACCTTCACTGTGAATGGTAGTGCTAGTGTCGCCTCAAATGGTGCACTGAAAATTTATGTAGAAAATGTCTTGCAAGGTCCTTTGGCCTCTCAAGGTGTTGCTATAATTGTTTCTGTGCGTGGCGGTCCTGACTACCAATTATTTGGTGTTAAGGAAGTTATTCCTGGTTATGTTGCCCAATCTGCTCTTAGTACGAATGAGCCTCCTGTTAGTAAATGTCATTTTGGATCACCTGTTAGTGTACCAACAGAATTAGATGCTAAGGTTTTTGGAGAAAGAGTAGTGTCTTTACGCTCTCTTCTCAAAGCTTATACATATGTTGGTACTATAACTGCTACAAGTGATGCAACTGGTCTTTTAGAAACAAAAGGTATTCGTGCTACATTTAATCCTTACCCTCCTGATCTATCTAATGTGACTCATGCTACTGGAAGTGGTATTACTTATGTTAATGCTGCCAACTTGTTTAGTTGGTTTAGGCTTGGTTATGCTGCTTGTAGAGGAGGGACTCGTTATAGATTTACTGATGAAAATGATTTTTGCGGTAATGGAGCTTCCACTACTACAGTTGGTGCTGGTGGTAAAATGAAAGTTACTGGTCAAGTCGTTTATGGAGTTGCATCAGCTGTTTATGCTACAAATTTGACTACTAATGCTGGGCGTTCTCTGCATTCTGGTAGTGCTTCTGTGACTGGAGCCGGCTGTGTTGTTTCTGATGGTGGTTTATTACAGGAAAATGATTTTCAATTTCCTGATTATAATCCATATAAGTTCAATTTAATGTTGACTCGAAAATCTGATGTGGTTCTTAATTCAGTAAATCCTTATCCTACCATTTCTATATCTAAACAATGTGTTGATATGACTCAATATGTTTTTGGAGTTAGTTTTGCTGTGGCTGACGATTTTTCTTTCTTAATATGGCAGGGTCCATTCAATGTAAAATAGTTCTTGAAGTGTTTTTGTGTGTGGGTTTGTTGTTGTTTATGTGTGTGTGTGTTTATATAGTTTTATATTTTCGCCTCTTATTTGATATTATATATATTTAGTTTATATGTAATATATTTTAGTTGTAATTTAGTTATATGTTATTTATATTTAAAAAAGGTTTTTACTTTTTTTATCCTTGAAGTCGTATTCTACTAAGTTG